GGTATATTATGAATTACTCCCCATACACATTACAGGATGTCTATGACGCGGCATCCCAGAAAAAGTTCAACGTCATCTCCACCTTCGCTGGTGGGGGTGGTTCGTCTACAGGTTATCGCCTTGCGGGAGGAGACATCCTCGCTATCAATGAGTTTGTTGAAGAGGCACGAAACACCTATCAGGATAACTACCCAACAACACCCATTGTACCGGACGATATTAAAGAGTTAACCGGACAAACCTTCCTTGATCTTACAGGTCTCAAAAAAGGTGAACTGGATATCTTAGATGGATCACCGCCCTGTTCCGCATTCTCTGTTGCGGGTAAACTGTCACATTCATCTGACGGTAAACACTCAGATGGTTGGGGCCAGACCAAGACCTATTCGGACGGCAAGGTTGTCGAGAATATCGAAGATCTGTTCTTTGAGTTCTTGCGTGTCGCGAACGACATTCAACCCAAGGTTATCGTCGCAGAGAATGTGAAAGGTCTCACTGTCGGTGAGGCGAAAGAGTATTACAATCGTATCCTGAATGAGTTTGAGAACATCGGGTACGAGGTCGTATCTGAAGTTATGGATTCACGCTACTACGGAGTATCGCAAACACGTACACGTGTGATCTTTATTGCAGTACGCAACGACGTTGCGGAAGAGGTGGGTCTTAATTTTTTGACAATGAACCACTTATTTCCTGCTCCATCGCGTGAGGTCATCCCGTTAAAGAACGCTCTAGTCAATCTGGAGTACGATGAAGATGAGGTAAAGGAACTAACAGAAAAGTTTGAAAGAACCGCATACTGGAAACAAACGGGATCTCAGATGCCCACATATCCAGACAAAGTACTGACGGGTATGGACTATCATCCGAAGGGTCATCACTTCAATTTAAAACGTGTATCACTTGAGGTGCCTGCACCAACACTAACCGCGATGGGTAATGGTAACTCGACTGCGGGTGCATTCCATTGGGCAGAACCAAGGAAGTTGACACTCGGCGAATTAAAGCGTATAATGTCTCTACCAGATGATTTTAAACTTACGGGTAAGTGGAACCAGAAGGCAGAACGCATCGGACGCATGGTGCCTCCGTTGATGATGAAGTCGGTGGCAGAATCCGTATATGAGAACGTGTTGAAGGTATACAATGAAAGATAGAGAGAGTTATAACAAACCAGACTTTAGTTTTGCCCACCGTGAGGAAGGATTCGATAATCACATCGAAAACTCGATTCGTGGTTACAGTAATCTACATCATGATGTCATAAAGTTATCCGAATACTTCGTCGAGGATCTAACCGACGTTGTCGACATCGGTTGTTCGACGGGTAAGACTATCTACGAAATGATGAAACAGAACAATCGATTCGCACCTCTAGCACATTACTCTGGTATTGAGTACGCATCCGGATTTGTTGATGATATGAATGCTCGTCACAAGCAGATTGATAATGAGGGTCTGGGTGATGTAGACTTTCATAACATGGACGTGCGTAACGCATCATTTGCAAACTGTTCTCTTATCACTTCTCTGTTCACTTTACAGTTCATGCCCCCTCATTCACGACGTGACTTGATGAAGAAAATATATCACGGTCTGAACACAGGTGGCGCTTTCATATTTGCAGAGAAGACTATGGCGAGAGATGCTCGTCTTCAGGAAATCATGACGTTTCAATTCTATGACCATAAGTCTAAGAACTTTGAGGCGGAAGACTTGTTATCAAAAGAACGGGAACTCCGCTCAATGATGAAATGTTGTACTTGGAGGGAATTGCACTCACTTTGCATGACCGCAGGGTTTGACTCTACGAAGATCCAACCATTCTGGCAGAACCATCTATTTGTCGGTGCAATCGCCATCAAATAAATGTGACTAATTACCAAAAATAAGTCACGATTAGCTGTTGACAATTCCGTCAGATTTAGTATAATGGTTACATAAATTGATGAGAGAGAAATTGATATGACCATTCCAAACATCCGATTAGTAGAAAGTCAGTATTGCGCTCCAGAATATGATGGTTGTGAAATCATCGCTGCCGGTTGGGTCTCTATTGATGATATCCACCGTGGTCCTAACTGGGCTCGTGCCGGTGATTATGACGAAGAGAAAGTTAACGAATTCCGAGAGATGATTGAGACTGGGTACTACATGCCCTATGCTCATGAAGCCCCTGTCACTGAGTACGTCAATGGAAAGTTTGTCCTTTCTATGGGGAACCATCGGCATCAAGGTCACCTTCGAGCCAACCAAGAAGAGATGTTTGTTTGCGTCGTGAACTGGAGAGACGAAGAGTCTAAACAGGTTGCAATGTCATGTGAGAACGGTAACATTTCTCCTCGTTACACTAAGAACTACCGAACTGTTGCTGACATTGTTCAGAGTGCTTCTAAGATCTTGAACATTCGAATGGTTAACGGTACGATCTCTAAGATCAACGAAGAATCGATTGACGATGTCCTCAAGACGTTGAAAGTCACTCAGAAGGAAGGTCTCGTTGAGGTACACTCATCTCTGATGGCAGATCATCACGTGCGACAAGGCGTTAAGAAGTATTCTCAAGATTGCATTGAAGATTATGTATCTAGTAACTCAGATCTCTTCGGAGACTCTCTAGTG